TATTAGTCTCTTTAAGAAAAAAAGGGTTCATTTTAAACAAAAAAAACAGGGATTATTTGAATCCTAAATTTATATTTAATCCTAATAAAATTAATGAAATTAAATTTATTTTTAAATTTTAAATATTATTATTATGAAAGAAAATAAAAAAACTGAAACTATGGACAAAACTCCAATCCACACTGAAGACAAATCTAAAGAAGCTTTAATCAGAGAGTATCAGGAGGAGCAAGCTAAAAAACAAATAGATACCATAAAAAATAATACACAAATTCTGAAAATACAGAATGATTTGCTTTCAGAAAAAGTAGAAAATATGGAACTTACTATTAAGCAAGCTAATTTATTAGATAGGCATAGCAAAGCGGTAAAAATTTTGGAAACTTATAATAAAAAAGATAAGTAGATTGGATTGAAAATAAACCCTGCCAATTCATATTGACAGGGTTTGTTTAATTATTAAAGGGTAGCTATGATAACATATGATTATAAAAAAGTTGCTGCTGAACTAAGTAAAAAAACTGATTATAAAAGAAAGGATATTGAAGCTGTACAATTGTCTGTATTCGAGTGTGTAAAAACTGTTATAGAAAGCAGTGATGTTCATGAAAACAGATTATATAATGCTAGAGTTAAAGGTTTGGGGATTTTTAGAGTTCGTCCTAAAAAGGCAAGATATTTTAAAAACAAAGAGGTATGAATTTATTGGATTATAAAGATGATAAAATGGTTATAGCTCCTGAAGCTTTGTCTTTAAAACCCTTTGAAAAAGTTTGGAAATCTAATAAAGATAAATCTAAGTCTGTTAAAGAATTGGCTTATGTTTATTTTATGGTTAATAAATCTAATGAATTTAATTTTTGGCAAGAAGACGATGAGGGAAAAAGATCTAAAGAAGTTATAACTTTTATATTTGGTAATAATTCTAAATATAAACCTACTATAGCTGTATTAGAAGCTATAAAATTTTATAAAGAAAAAGTTAATCCTTATTCAGCAGGTTTGCTAGAAGATGCTTTGACAGGGGCTGATAAAGCACGACAATATATTAAGAATGTGGATTGGGAACTTACTGATGATAAAGGTAAATTTATATATGATCCTAATAAGTTGAGAGATTTGTTTTTAAAACTTCCTGAATTCGATAATGTCATTCAAAAACTTAGAAATAAAGTTAAACAGGATGAACAAGAAGATGGTGATAAAAAAAGAGGTTCTCATAAAGTAGGAATATATGAAGGAGGAGAAGATGATATCTAATATTGATGTTAACCATACTTGTACCCCTCTCACTGATGAATTACTTGAAAGTTTAGATAAAGAGGTTCGTCATGAATTATTAGATATTATTGATAAGATAGAATTCGTAAAGAATCTATCTAATTATAATAGAAAAAGAGCTAAAGATTTAGAGAAAGATAAAGATGGTAAAATTGAAGTAGATATTACTAATCCTCATATATTAGAAGATACTGATTATTTTAGGCCATTAGCTATACAATTTCAGAAAACAGGAAGATATACAGATTTATTTCCAAACCCCTCTAAAACTTCTGAGTACAGAAAATTTTGGGATGAGCAAAGAAGAAGGTGTAAATACGGCTATGTAAGGGAATCCGATGGTGAGTGGGTACCAGGTTCTTTTTATTTTTATTTGAATTTTGTAAGAATGGATATTCCTGTAGAAAGAAAAGATTCTAAGGGCAAAGATGGTGCAATTGCAGCAGAACGTGTATTTAAACATCCTGATTTTTGGGATGGAGATTATCTTTATTTTCATTATTTAGAACAAGCTAAAATAGAAGGGTTGCATGGCAATGTACTTAAAACTCGCGGTAGAGGCTACTCAGAAAAAGGAGGGGCGTTATTGGCTGAAGGCTATTTCTTTTGGAATCGTTCTGTTAGTTATGGAGTAGCTTCCAGTGAGGATTATTTAATTGGTGATGGACTCCTGACTAAAACATGGAAAATTATTGATGACGTTAATAAAAATACACCTTTTAAAAGAACAGCTACTCCTAAACAACCTATGAAAAGAGTAGCTTCTTATATTGATAAAGAAGGTAATTTTAGAGGAGCTAATTCTACAGTAATAGGGATCTCTTTAAAAAATGCCCCTGAAAAACATCGTGGTAAAAGAGGTAGAAGGATGTTGTTTGAAGAATCAGGGGTATTTCCACATCTTAAAAAATCATGGGATATCGCAAGGAATTCTTTTGAGCAGGATGATTTAGTATACGGACAGATGGTAGCTTTTGGTACAGGTGGTTCTAAAGGAAACGATTTTGAAGCAGCTAAAGAATTTATTTATAAACCTGACGGGTATGGAATTAAATCTCTAAGAAATGTCTATGATAAAACCTCAGGGAAAGGGTTGTGTAGTTTTTGGAGCCCTGTATATTTGAATACTATGAAGGCTTATGATAAAAATGGTAATTCAGATGTTATAAAAGCTTTAATCAGAATACTTAAAAAAAGATGGAAGGAGATTAAGTCAGGAGTTACATCTGATACTATTATGCAGAGGAAAGCTGAAAATGCTATTACTCCTCAAGAAGCTATTTTAAGATCAGATTCCAGTCTATTTCCTGTAGCTGATGTGAAAGATTACAATGCGGAAGTAAAAAGTAATTATAGTAAATTTGTATCTTCTCATTATACAGGATTGATGGGTATTGAAAATGGTCAGGTGGTGTTTAAACAGGATATGAATAAACAACCTATAAGGAAATATCCTGTTAGTAGAGAATCTGATAGAAGTGGTGCTGTAGAGATATTTGATATGCCTAAAGCAGGTATACATGAATTAAATATTGGGGATAGATATATTATAGGAATTGACCCTGTTCGATATGATGAAGCCAATTACAGTATTTCTTTAGCATCTGCTTTTGTGTTCGATTTATGGTTGGATCAAATAGTTGCTGAATATACCTGTAGACCTAACCTTATTGACGATTTTAATGAACAAGTTAGAAGATTATCTAAATATTATAATGCTGTTATCGGATATGAGAATGATGTAACAGATTTATTTACTTATTTTAAAAATAATAATGAGCTGATATATTTAGGGGATACTCCAGAAATTCTTAAATCTATGGAAATAGTAAAAGAAGGCAGGGGTAACAGGAGTAAAGGTATACCTTCTGGAGTTAAATTAAATAATCAGCTTAGGTTGTGGTTATCGCAGTGGTTAAAAGAAAAACCTCCTTTTATCGGTAACGATGAAGAAGATGATAAAACTATTATGAATCTACATGGTATCAGGAGTATAGGATTGTTGGATGAGCTTGAATTATGGAACCCTGACGGAAATTTTGATAGAGTATCTGCTATGGGAATTGTAATGGCTCTAAGAAAAGATAAGATAGCAAACATAGAAAGTAAGATGTCTCAGGATATTGATACTCCTGATAATGATCCTTTCTTTAAAGAAAATTATAATGGTATATATGGAAACTCTAAAGATTTTCAATCATTTGGATTTGACGAAGATTCTTTAGATATTTGGGAAAAAGAAACACTGAATTTTATTAATAAATAATAATATGAGAAATACCAAATGGCCTTATCAAAAACGCAGTACTTCTTCTAAAAATTTACAGTTCTGCATAGAATCTTTGGAAGCAGGTGAAAACATGTCTTCAGAACTGTCTAATATAAGAGATAGAGTAGAAATATATGAGAATGAAGAACTTATTAATGGCAGGTTGGATCCTTCCAGAGTAGAAAAGATAGTTAACCCTCTTGGCTTGAATGTAGCCACTTTTAAACCGCCTACACAATCTTACCCATTATTGAGAGATAAAGTAGATCTCTTATTAGGAGAAGAATGGAAAAGGAAATTTGATTTTACTGCAAAACTTGTCAATCCAGAAGCTGTAAAAGACAAGTTGAAGAAAAAAGCTCAAGTAGCTTATGACGCATTGGCTCGATTAGTCACTGAAGATGCTTCTTTAGAGGATGAAGCCAAAAAGAAAAAGCTACAACAGCTTAATAAAAACATGAAAAGTTGGAAAGATCTCCGTGAAAAAAGGGCTAATCGTATTCTTGATATGGAGTATAGAAGGCAGAATATGAAAGAGCTTTTCAATAAAGGTATGAAAAATCTTATTGTAAAAAGAAATTCTATTTATGCTGTAGATATTGTTAATGGTCGCACAGAGACTCGTCTTGTAGATTGGGAAAATATTAAAGCTATGAGGATGGGCAAATCCAAAAGATTGGAGGATGCTGATATTATTATAGAAGAAACTTATGAGTCTCCTGGTTGGATTATAGACAGGTTTTATAAAAATCTTAAACAATCAGAAATTAAAAAAATTGATGAAGGAGATTTTACCAATGAAAACAGTGTAGGTAGATACGGTAACAGTGTAGCAGGTGATTTATTAGAATTTGATGCAGATGGTTTTGGCTCTAGCTCTTATAATATAAAGGAAAATACTGCTTTAAGCAATGAGATTGTAGACATGTCAGGCACTGGAAATAGCGGCAGTGGTTATATGGATCAATACGGCAATATCAGAGTTACCCGAATGGTGTGGAGAAGTTTAAGAAAATTAGGAGAAATAGAATGGATTGATGAGAATGGTAAAAAACAGTATAAGATTGTAGATGAAAATTATAAGAGTAAAAGGGAATTAGGAGAGAAGGTCAATTGGCATTGGGTTAATGAATTTTGGAGAATAGTTAGAATAGGTAAGGATATTTACCCTGAATGGGGGCCTAGGCCAGTCCAATACAGACAAAAAGGAGATATATCTTCTGCTGGTAGTGGTTATTTTGGAGATGTAATAGATACCTGTTTAGTAGATTTGATGAAGCCTTTTCAAATATTTTATGATGTAAT